GTTTGATGTGACAAAAGGGCCAAAAGTAATAATAGAAACATTAGATACTTATGGTGATGAAGGTTGGGAATGTTGTTCCATGCTAAGTATAGCAGGAACTAATATTGTCGCTTTCTTGAAAAGAAGAATTGGCGCAGACGAACCAACAGTAGATGAAGAAAGTGAGAAGATTAGCAAACTTTGGTCTAGTGATTAAGCATGTCAGTATTAGCGTTAGATATTGAAACAAAAAATATGTCGCATGAGATAGGCGGCTTTGGTAATACCCATATGTTTCAAGTTTCAACAGTGGCTACTTGGGATGGTAATACAGGAACAGTCTATGTAGATGAACCTGTAGATTCATTTGCTAAGTCCGGCCATGTTGTTAAAAGTCTAGGCGAACTAAAGTATGATTTAGATGACCATCTATCTAAAGGTGGGAAGGTTTTAGGCCACAACATAGCGGTCTTTGACCTTCCCATACTTAGAGACTCTATGGATATATATTGTATTCATAAGTACATAGGTGATAAGAGTTATATTGATACTAGCAAAATACTGTTAAAAGAACACGGAGAAAGATTCCAACTTAAGAATCTTGTAAAGTGTACTATGGATGACTCTAAACTTATGGATAGTGCAGATGCACCGAAGTTATGGAAGATGGGTCAATATGATGAAGTAGTTGAATATTGTATGAAAGATACCCAGTTAGTTTATGACCTTTGGCAGTATGGAAAGGAACACGGGATTGTGAAAGCCTTCTCGATAGAGAAAGAAGAATTTGTAGATTTGGAGGTGAATTGGTAATGAGTACAGCAGAATGGTTTGGTCTGTTTATCTTTATGATTGTCCTAACGCTATTGTTTTTTGCCGCTTTTGGCGGTACTAACATAACAGAACAAAGTGTTGATGATTATATTAAAAGATTAATGGGTCAAACGGAAGAGAAGAAATGAGTTTGAAACAGAAATGTCCTTATTGTAAGGAAAAGACATTAGCGAAAAGAATCTTAGGATTCTATGTTGGTTCTAGTGAACAAGTTAAGTTATGGGAATGCCGTTCATGTAATGGTATTTGGTCAGCCAAAACAAAATGAAGGGGAGTGGTTTAGGCCACTCCTCTTTCAATTTTTTTTTTCAAAATTTTTGGAAAACTTTCTAAAAAACCTCGAAAACTTTTGGATAGGCGAAAGTTATTCGTCATTTGAATTTAAAATAATAAAACCTAATGGTTTATCTTCATCATAAAAGAACCAAGTAATTGTAAACCCTATGAAAAAACCAAAAACCAACAATAAAAGTAAATAAGTTAGACTAGGCATAGGGAAACTAACCGTTTAAGTTAGGTGGTAGGCTTCCCCAAAAACCAATATTGCTACAGTGTATAGAATACTTATTAATCATTAAGTCTTTGTATTCTTGCATGGATAAGGGGTTATCGCTACACCAAGTATCGAACCACATAATATCCCATTGAGAGTCCTGTGGCGGAATCCAAGTTTCAATATTAGCATGAATTAGATTAAACCTGTCATCTTTGAGACAATGAGGCCAAACTAAATCTATTACATCTTGCGAGTTCTCTATTATAGTAATAGATGTAATGTTTGGATTGCTGATTAGCACCGCATTACAAAGCCCTATACCTAATCCTCCGATAAAAACATCTCCTGTTGCATTATTCCATAGCCATTGATGTTCTCTATATTCTCCTTCGGAGTCTTGCATGATTGGTTGAGGACAAGTAGTTGTGGTTAAAACACAGTAATTAGAATGAGATTCTTTTTTTGACTGTAGGTATATTTGCCATTGTTTATCCGTTGTTTCATTTGTATAATGGGCTATTTCAAAATCGCCCGAAGTTCCTTCCGGTATATTTACTGCTATTCTGCTCATATTAATTCCTCATGTGACAAAGTTGATTATTATATCATGTTTAATACTAACGGCTGAACCATCTACGGTTGCGCTTGCATGTACCCTAAATGTCATATCATCTCCTGCTACTGGATGGGAAGAAGCCCCTCTACCCGAACCAAATACAAATTCCCACATAGTAGCCCCACTACCAGTTCCGCCTGTATAGTCATATATTCCCTTTGCGGCACTAGTATTACTTGTAGATAAATTAGTGCAATCTTGAGTAGTAGAATAAGTGTCCTGTGTTCTACCAGCAACACCTAAAGTACAACTATTAGATAAACTAGCACTAATAACTTCTACCCCATATACAGAACCCGCAACATGGTCTTGCCAACTAGGACTACTAATAGAACTACCAGTATGTCTCATATATCCTCCTATTATAATCACAAAACTGGAATGTCCTGCTGCGGTATATGCTGAAAGTAAACTACTACATGAAATGTCAAATTCTTGTGTAGTTCTTGTTGGGCTAGTAGCAGTTCCTAAAGTAGAATTACCGCCCATTTCTACGCCATTACTATAAGAATAATCTTGTGCGCCTGACGCTGGACTGTAAAATCCCACTTGGCAGCAGTTATTGAGGCCCCCCGTCATTTTCGTAGCCAGTGTTATAGTACCGCCACCACCACCACCACTAACAGGAAATTGGGTATAGGTATCAATAATATGAATAGGAATAATATCACGCCCTATAACCATATAGTGTGACTTTTAATCCTTTACCGGCAGCAGTAGAACCTATTTGGTCTATATCAAAAGTAATTAAAGCATCATTGGCTAAGGCAGTATCGCTTATTACCGCAGCCGACGCTGCCGTAGTGGAAGTAAGTTCACTTATATCAATAGATAATTTAGTGCTTAGTATTGTAGAACCTGCTTCATTAATGTCTACAATGATAGTAGCACCTGTTGGTGCAGTATTTACATTAGCCTTTACTCCGGTCAATGTCATAGCAAATGGCATATTGAAACTTGCTTTAGCACCCGTAGTTAAATCGGTAGTTTCATCCGATAAAGCCACAATAAAAACTTCTTCTGTGACTTTCACATCTGTTCCTGCACCATTAATAAAATGTAAATGATTATCAGCGTTAGTGTATAGTTGTCCTCTATCAGCAGTATTTGTAGGGGCTGATATTTCATCTAAGGATATTGCACCTTCTACTGATAACTTAGCGTTAGCATCGGGGGTAGCAGTTCCTATACCTACAGTCGATGTAGAAGCATCTAATCTTATAATTTCAGTATCGCTTCCTCCGTCATTGATATTAAAAATAATGTCTTTATCACTAACAGTATTCTTAATTGTAATATCGTCGCTAGATTCTGTTATTGTAAGTTCGGCTGCCGTTCCAATACCTAAAGACTTAATCTTAACTTGGTTTATATCACCATCAATTCTCATAGATTCACTGGAAGCCCCGCCATCATTTACTTTAAAAATAATATCTTTATCCGATACTTTGTTTTCTATTGTAGTGTCTCCGGCACTTGCACTTATTGACATAGCCTCATTATATCCCGAACTATCATAGCCAACACTTACATTGTTAGCAACTTTACCTGTTGTTAAGAATTGAACATTCATAGCGTTCCACCCTGTCGTATATGTGATAACGGCAATTATTGTATCTCCTTCTGTATAAGGAGGTATTGCATTTTGAGTAGAACTACCATGTTTTCTTATTGCTAAAACCGGAGTAGATGCGCCGGTAGCAACTAATAGATGATGTGTATTAGCAGTTGCTTGAAAACTAGCCGATTCAAAGTTAGCCGTCGCTACTGTATGTAAAGCACCATCACGGAATATTTTACCTTCGGCAACAACTACTTTATTAGTGCCTGTTGATTGAGTAATGTCAAAATCAGTAGCAGAACCCTTCACTACATAGTTTCCTTTCATGCCTAAACTCAATGCTTTGATTAATCCTGTATGTGGAAAGTCTACTGCATCTGTTATTTGTGCTATTGATGTGTCGTCATTATCTACTGTTGCGTAATGGTGTGGATTATGTTCATTTGTCATTCTACTCTACCTCCAATATTATAAAAAATTCCAATGTATCATTAGAAGAAAATGGCCCAATACCTTCAAAGTTTTGTCTAATTAACATGTTAGAACTTGTGTCAAAAACCCCTACTTCTCTAATAACTTGACCCGTCATGGCAGCCGTAGCCCCACTCATTGTCACTTTAACTTGAACAACATTTGCATCCGATTGGGTTGATGATAAAGAAGTAGCGGTTGATAAAACCACATCTAAGTCTGTTTGTGAGGAGTAGGTGGAGTTCCCGCCCAATCCTACTTTAGCACTTCCCCCATCCACTAAAGATTTTAGTTGTGTAGCCAACAAGTTTTGCAGTTTTTCAGTTATCAAAATTCTTCCTCCAATAATGTAGTGAATGTGGTCGTGCCTATATTTAGTGCATTGGTGTTTGTATTTAGCGTTTGCGAAGTAGCACCACTAGTACCTAGAGTGAATCCACCTGCCGAAACTGTTTTCTTTCTAGCCAAGAACTTGATTGGTTCAATATTTATCTTTTGTAAGAAGTCAAAATTTAATTGACTATCATTAAATGAACCCTCTCTAATCTTATTATTAACTGCTCTATTACTTATGGCTAGTTCAGCAAACCTATCTTCTAATCCTTTAGTATAACTTCCTAACTCTAAGTCTAAAGTTCCTGCTAAGTTATGTTGTATTTCTAAAACTATAAATTCGCTTCTAGATATGTTCTCTTGTGGTATTTCAACGGTAACAACATCACCAACTCTTAGGTGTGAAATACCTTTATGCCCCACATTTAATTTAAGTCCAAAGTTATCATCATTGTGTAATTTCAAAAGTTCACTTGCTCTTTCATCAACATCGTTTTGATTAATGAGTTCATTTTCAAACACTTGTAATGTTTTCTTACCTTTCTTCTTTATGCTATTCAATTCTTTTCTTACTGCTCTATGAGTTTTACCATAAACAATAATTTCATTATAGAAATCAAACATGCTCTTTTCTCTATTATAAGTATAAATTTGAGTATCGCTATTTTCTGTAGTAAATAATATATTAGGGAAGAAATTAGAAGTTTCTTTTTCTTGTATTGTAAAGTTCCCATTATCCTCAATCAATGTTTTATTTTTCTTATTCATTAAGAACTTAATCGCTGAAAACAAATCAACTCCTCTATAATTAGGAGCGACAAAATATGGATAAGTAGTTTCTGTTATATTAAACTCAATGTCATTTTCTTCTAACATTTCATTAATTAATAAATCAGCATCTTGAGAAACGGAAACGGCAGAACCAATTAATGCTCTTTCACCAATTCTTGTGTTTTCATCATTGATTAAAACATCAATAGTTTCGGATATAGAAACAACTCCTAGCATTTCTTTTTGGTCTTTTAGAGTTATTCCAAAATCAATATCATCCCCTCCATCTGTAAAAGTCACCGATGTAAAGTTGCTATTATCACCATCACTAATATTCATTTCTATTTCTCCGGTTGTCATAATATTATCTCTTAGATTAACGGGATTGGTAATAACTAGATTACCTTCTGTTGTTTGTCCATCGGGGTCTACTACTACATACATTGAAAGAACCGCTTCGTTATTTCCTTCATCTATTTTAGAGCCTAATTTATCTTTATACAAGAAGTGGTTTATTGTGCCATACATTGCATCTTCTCTTGGTTTTTTTGTGTACCTAGAAGACATTTGGTTTATTCTAATGTCTTTAGGGCTATAATCATAAAAACAAGTATGGTTTGGTTGCATAATTCTAAAAGTTTTAAATCTTGTAGGGAAAAGTCTAGTGTCTGTTTCACTACTTGCGGTAGGAGAAAGAGCAGTAGGGAAAGTTCCACTAACTGTTAATATGTGTCTTCTTTGGGGGCTAGTAGTATCTATTTCATGGGAGATAACATATAAGATATGTTTAGGAGTTCCTAAATCCATAGTTTGTCTAAGTGAGTTTGTAGTGCTTGTTAGTCCAGGTGAGCCACCTATTCCTTCGTCACCTACCGTTTCATAATCTTCTACTGTGCCATAATTTTCTATATGTCTTTTAACTTCTTCTCCTACTAAGTAGCATCCTGTTAAATCTAAGAAACTTAAAAAGTGCATATTACTTGTATTAATTTCGCTGTCCGTCGTTTCTCGGTCAGCAAACACTAAAGTATGAACTTCTGTTCCATTAGTAGCCGTTTCAGTACCCGCAAAATTTCTACTAAATCTAACTGTTTCTGTTCCTGCCGATGTTGCATTAGCATTCATATTAACTTCGTCGGGAGTAGGAGTAGTGTTTACTTTTATTGTTCTAGTAAATTTAGGAACTTTGTCGCTATTTACATAAAGGTGCATCGTGCCATTAACGACTCCATGTTGGTCTAATATATTGCTATCATCGGCTTCAAATCTAGCCTTTGTTGTAGCCCCCGTATTAAATGTAGCATCAGCAGTAAACCCAGTATCTATTTTCAATGTGGGCTTAAAGCCACCAAATACTCCATCAGCGTCGTTATCATAAGTTGGATTAGTTGATGAGTAAACTGAATCTTTGCTAACTGTTTTGCTTGCGAAACCTGCGGTGCTTTCACCATTGTTGCTATATATTATTGTTCCTAACGCCAATCCTACTCTATATTCATGGTCGGTCACTTGAACTCCTCTAGTATTCATTATCTTAGTTCCAGTCATTCCAACATCTGCTTGCGCTCCACTACCTCCTGTAATAGACCACCTATCGAAGAAAACGGGTATGTGGTTTTGTAGCATTCTTCCTATGTTGCCTTTATATCTAAAAGCCGTATTACTATAATTTTTTAATATACTACCACCACCACCCGCCCCCGTTCTTGCGGTGGAAGCGGTAGTTGGTTGGTGTAGATATTCACCTAGAAGTGGAAATATTTGTCTAGAAATTATATGGTTATGGTCGTTATCAAAAGTACCGCTATAAGTGTCCATCGCCAATCTAAAACCTCTACCCATCCATGAATTATAAGAATCATTAGTAGCATTAGAAATACCAAATGGTAAAAATAAAGAGCAATCTTCATATTTGTTTATTACTTGTCCGGCCATTGAATTAACTCCCTTTCTTGTGCTAAAGGTAGTGTCAGTATATGTGGCATTATTGCCACCATAACCACTATCATTGTTTCCTCTATTTGCTCCTTGACCTCCGTTTTGAGTAGTACTGTCGCTAACATAATCATTAGGATAGCCTGTTCCATCACTTGCTAGACCACGCATGATACCCATTTGTAATAAATTAATAGTGCCTCCTATATCTATAAAATCGTTTTCAGTATTATATCCTGATAAATTCCCTACCCCTCTATGATTCTTAAAAGTATAAGTATTAGTCGCTCCATCTCCACCCGAAGGAGTAGTGGCATTAA